AACCATATCAACTAATGAATTCATAAGTCTGTCATTAAACATCCTAGCAATACCAATTGCAGAATTATCAAATCCTGTACCACCAGCATTTCCGGATCCTGTATTAACTACTTCTGCTGTTCTACTTGCAGTTTGTCCTGCTTGTGTTGGAGAACCGGCATCGTTTGTTACATAGGCAGGATCTGAATTTCCTCCTGCAACTTGTGTTCCAGCAGGTCCTGAAACTTGTGCTGCCGTAGAAGATCCTCTGTCTGCTGTTATAGGATATATGAAACTATTATTATATTGTATATTAAACTCTAAAATATCTTTGTTTTGTCCTGTATAGATATAATTGTATTCTTTTGCGGCTTGGGCTTTTAAGTTTGAAATACCAGCAGGTGCCGCTGTTGGAGCCATAAATTCTTTTGAGTGTACTTTAAAAGGTACAATTCTATAAACATAAATTGCAGGAACTTTTCCTGATTTTGCCATTTCTGAATCTGTTGGAATTGGATATACCGCTGTTTCAATTCTATACCAATCAACAAACCCTTGATCATCTTTTATATCTTTAAGTTGTTCTGCAAGACTTCTTCCATACATACTTGTAAGCAGTACTTCTTCAATAATTTCTTGCAATCGCGAACCTGCTGAGAATGTATATGATCGTAGGGTGCCATTAAGTTTTGAATTTTTATTAGATCTATTAAAAATAGGATATCTTTCTTGGAACGATTCGTTGGCTGCGGCTTGAGCGGCATTGTCTTCTTCAATTTGTACATTCCGGTCTGCTACAGATTGTTGTCTAGCAACAAATGCATCAACACTTCCTCGCACATATGCAGGATCAGGTAATGGTTGTGTTCCGCCTTCGAATGGGCTTTCAATCATTTTTGCCATTCCAATTTTGTTTGTACTGAAGTCACTTTGGGCATACTTTTTTATACCTAGGCCCAGCCATTCTTTACTTACAACGTTGCCGCCTATTGTAGCAAGATATTCATCAAAACCTGCAGGCACTTCTGTGTCTTGTCCGCTATAACTTTGCCAGTATGATGCTAATTCGTCTCCGGTACTTCCATAGCCTTGAGGTCCATCAGCAGTTGCATACATTTCGCCGTAGTCGCCGTCATCGCCTGGTAAGTCTGCCGTAGTTGCTGAGTTGGTTGAACTTTGATTTGCTGTTGGGGAATTAATTGAAGATCGATCATTTGGAAATAAAATAACAAATTGATCAGCAACATTTACTTGTCCTTGTTTTTCCATGTCTTGTAAACGTTTGTTCATAATTGAAGTTACACTCTTAACTCCAGTTTGTAATATTTCTCTTACATCTTTTCCTGTAGCATTGATATCTGTTTTAACTTGCTGTACACTATCTCTTAATGCACGTTCGTTCCACGCAATTGCTTGTACTTGGTAAAGACTTCCGCCTTCAGTTACTGAAAATTCTGATGTTGTTAATGAAATTGGAATAAGTCTTGTAGAATACGGTACTTCAACTGATGTTCCGTCTACAGACCATCCTTTAAATTCTATTTTTAAAGCATAACACGCTTCGGAATAATCTGAAAATCCCGCTTTCGCTGCCGCAACACTTAATGCTTGCCAAAATAATCCCATACTGTATGGCTCTGATACTTCAAACTTTATTATTGTTGAGTTACTGTTAGTACCATAAGAAAGACTTGGAGCCATAACAGCACCAATATCTATGTTGTCAATAAAAAATTCTACATTAGCGCCTAGTGCTCTTTCAACTTGTGTTTTTTGTTTTTTGTCTCCCTGGCCACCGCCTGATTTAATAATAATATTATTTAAACCTGTTTTTCGGTAGGTGTTATCAGGATCACTTATTTCTTTATGGCTTAGTGCCGCAAGGGTTACTATAGTACTCATACTTGCAAACGGTTCTAATTCGTTTGGCCAAGGTGGTTGCGATTCTCCTGGTACTAAATGACCCGCTTTAGTAGTAAATCCAATTGGTCCAGGTTTTGCTGGCAAATTACTTTTAAATTGTTCTGGACTTTGTGATGCAAACAAATTTGAACCTGCTGGTCCTGATAATCCTGCTACCTGGCCTAGTGCTTGGTCTTTTAATCCTTCAACATTTAATGAATTTTTTATATTATTAATATTGTCTTGCAAATCTTTTGCAACATCTGGAACAAAAGTTGAAATTAGATCAAACTTAGTAGATACTTTATTAAATAGTGATTTAAAACTCAAGTTAAACTCCTAATACACTTTTAAGTCTAGGGCCTTTTGGTAGGAAGATTTTTGTTCCTGCTACCATATCAAACACTGGATCTTTTAATACATCCATATTTCTTTGTGCAAATACCCACCACAATTTACTACTACCATATAAGTCATATGCTAATAAATCAGGACGATGTGTATATTGAACTTCTATTTCATATAGAAAATCATCTGCTTCTGCAGGTACTGGACGTATTTGAAAACCTCCTAAATACTTTCCATCAATTATAGGAGTATTTTTCCACGGACTGGAACTAGTGTATGAAGCCATTATAAAAATCCTCGATTGCTAATTAATTCTCCGCTAACAAAATCACTTAAACTAAATTGTTCAACGTGTGTTCTACTGTAAATTGGTTGAAGTGTTACTGCCATTAAACTTTGTGTTGGTACCCATGTACCTGGCCCTGATTCATTTGTACCTAATTCACTTGAAATATTAGTTTTCATATAGTCAACATCTTGAGGTAAATCAACGTTAAAAGAAGTTACTACACAAGGAACGTTTTTAAATACATATTCTCCATAACCATTAAACTTTACAATTGGTGGAGGATTACCAGTGTTAGTTCCGTTTTCACCATAAAACATTTTAGTTAACGTTCTTAAAAATGTTACTGCGGCTACCCAATACTCTGCATCCTCGTTTGTTTCAATAAAGAAGTCTCCTGATACTGTAATAGCATCCACACTACTGTTTTGGTAGTTGTAAAACGGATAATTAGTATGTATAGGTTGCATTGAACTGTAACTTGCACTGTGAGAGAATATAACCGATGGAGTAAACGGAAATATCATTCTATCACCCGAGTTATATAACGGAGTTAACAAACTAGAATTTAATTCTTTGATAGCCGGAGGAATTGTAATATTAACACGCCAATCATTATCGCCTGATTTATCAACAATTTTAGCCTCAGTAGACGTTTTAGCCTTAGGCACAGCATTAGGAGGCAGGTTCTTTCGACGTTGTTCACTAATTGCACTATCTGGACCAAAGGTTCTAGCACGGTTGCTGTTTTTTGGTGTTACACTTTGAGTCGTATCACCCTGCAGGGTTCCGCTAGCATCACGTCTTATTTGTATACCTGGTGTGTTTGGATCTGCGTCTCTGAATGTTGCCATAAATTACTCCGTTAAACTTTATAGTATTATTTAGTTGACTTTTTTAACTACGTATATTATAATAGTAAGTAATATATATTAAAACCACTAAAGGAACAACTATGGCCAGAAAAGTAAATTATTTAAATAACAAGGATATCTTAAAAGAGATCCACAAGTCGAAAAGCACGTTTTGTAGTTTTATGAGCGACGAACATGCTATGTTTGACATTATTTTACTCGATATTGATAAGATAAACATACGTACTATTGCAGAAGCAAAGCGTAATAAAGCAAAAAAGCAAAGTTCACTAGCATTCGAAACTAGGAAACTTGCTGGAGAGAAGGTAAAACAAGCAGAATGTGCTGTGGACTACCGAAAAATGGTTAAAGAAGAACTAATTTTTCGTGTTATGACATTTGATCACATTCCAGAAGAGCCCGGACGAAAAAAGAATCCAAAGACCATTGCTGATACAAAAACTAAACTTAATTTTCCTCCGTTTAAACATTATAAGTTCAATGATGATGGAGAGTTAGTGTGTGTAGGTAAAAGTCATTGGGAAGGCGGAATGGAAAACGGTAATTTTAGTAAGACACACGGAAAAGCAACTAATAAACTTGCACTGATGTGGTTAAAATTAGTAGACCGTTATGCAACTCGAGGCAATGTACGTGGTTACACATACAATGACGAAATGAAGGGTCAGGCAATACTACAGTTAGCACAAATTGGCTTACAGTTTGACGAATCTAAGTCGGATAACCCATTTGCATACTACACTGCGGCTGTAACTAACTCATTTGTACGTGTTATTAATTTAGAAAAACGTGCTCAGAACATACGTGACGATATTTTAGAGATGAACAACATGAATCCTAGTTATACTAGACAGCATTCAGGAGAATGGGAAGCACAACAAAAACGAGAAGCAGAAGCACTGATGAAAAAATAACACTTGACAATGCAGAGTTTTTAATGTATAATAATATAGAAAACAGGAGTAATTATAAGTGTTTAAAAAAGCGGCTGTCTTTACTGACATTCATCTTGGTCTAAAAGGCAATAGTAAAGTTCATAATGACGACTGTGAACGTTTTGTAGATTGGTTCATCGAACAAGCAAAAGCCAATGGTTGTGAAACCGGTATTTTTTGCGGTGACTGGCATCATAACAGAAACAGTCTTAACCTCACAACCATGGATGCAACGATTCGTTGCATGGAAAAATTAGGTAGTTCATTTGAAAAGTTTTACTTTTTTGACGGAAACCATGATTTGTATTATAAAGACAAGCGCGATGTAAACTCAACAGCGTTTGCTACTTATATTCCAGGTATTACATTTATTGATGAGATTACAACCATCGAAGATGTAACTATTGTTCCTTGGCTAGTAGGTGACGAATGGAAAAACATTAAAAAAATTAAAAGCAAGTATATGTTTGGTCACTTTGAACTTCCTAGTTTTTATATGAATGCTATGGTACAAATGCCCGATCACGGTGAACTAAAAGCAGAACACTTTGAGCATCAAGAGTATGTATTTTCAGGACATTTCCATAAAAGACAAAAACAAGGTAAAGTACATTACTTAGGTAATGCTTTTCCGCACAACTATGCAGATGCATGGGATGATGCACGTGGTATGATGGTACTTGATAGAGAAAATGACAAAGAGCCAGTATATCTTAACTGGTCTGATTGTCCTAAGTACCGAACAACTACACTAAGTCAACTACTTGATCCTGATCAGGACATTATTAAGAGTAATATGTACCTACGTGTTACTATTGATGTTCCTATTAGTTATGAAGAAGCACAGTTTATCAAAGAAACATACATTACCCAATACAAGTGTAGAGAAATTACACTTATCCCACAAAAACAAGTCGAAGAAATTTCAACAGACTTGGATATTTCAACTTTCGAAAGTGTTGACGAAATTGTATCAAAAGAGATTACTGCAATTGACTCAGATAACTTTAATAAAAAAATGCTATTGGACATCTATAACGAATTATGATACGTATTAAAGATCTAACCGTAAAAAACTTTATGAGTGTGGGCAATCAGACTCAGGCTGTTGACTTTAACAAAGATCAACTAACACTTGTGCTAGGTGAAAACTTAGATCAAGGAGGCGATGATAACGGATCACGTAACGGAACCGGTAAGACTACTATTATTAACGCACTAAGTTATGCATTATATGGTACAGCATTAACAAATATTAAGCGTAACAATTTAATTAACAAAACTAACAGCAAAGGCATGTTAGTTACACTACATTTTGAAAAAGATAATTTAGATTATAGAATTGAGAGAGGACGCAGTCCTAATGTTCTTAAATTTTATATTAACAATCAAGAACAAGAGCAAATAGACGAATCACAAGGTGATAGTCGCAAAACACAAGAAGATATTAACCAGTTATTAGGTATGAGTCACGATATGTTTAAGCATGTTGTTGCACTTAACACTTACACTGAGCCGTTCTTAAGTATGCGTCAAAACGATCAACGTGCAATTATTGAACAGTTGCTAGGTATTACAATTCTTAGTGAAAAGGCTGATGCACTTAAAGAGCAAGTAAGGCGAACCAAAGATACTATTACAACCGAAACGTTAAAGATTGAAGCAATACAAACTGCTAATAGTAAAATTGAATCTACTATTCTTAACTTGCAAAGTACGCAACGTGCATGGCTTTCTAAGAAACAAACAGACACTAATAAACTAGTTAATGCTATTGATGAACTAGAACATTTAGATATTGATTCAGAACTTGATAGTCATGAAAAACTATCTAACTGGTCGCAACACAATAATGCTATTTTGGCTCTTAAAAAGGAATTAAGCACTTTAGAACCAGCACTACAACGTGCAGACAGGACTGTTGAAAAAGCAAACAAAGACATCGCAGATTTAGATGACGCAACATGTTATACATGTGGTCAAGAACTACATGCAGACAAAAAAGCAGAAATTGCAGAGCGTAAAACTAAAGAACTTGCTGATGCTATTGCATATCAAGCAGAAATTGCAGACAAAGTTACTGACGTTGCTAAAGGTTTAGAAGACATTGGTGACATTAATGGTAAGCCTACTACGTTTTATGAGAGTGCTAAAGAAGCATACGACCATAGGCAGAATGTAGATAGTTTAAAAACGGCTCTTGAAAATAAAAAAGACGAAGATGATCCGTATCAAACGCAAATTGATGAATTAAACAATAGTGCTATGCAAGTAATTGACTGGTCACCTATTAATGACCTTACAAGTTTTAAAGAACACCAAGAGTTTTTATTAAAACTACTAACAAACAAAGATAGTTTTATTCGTAAGAAGATTATTGATCAAAATTTAATGTATCTAAATAATAGACTTACTTACTACCTCGATAAGTTAGGGTTACCGCATCAAGTTATATTCCAGAATGATCTAAATGTTGAAATTACACAATTAGGTCAAGACTTAGACTTTGATAACTTGTCGCGTGGTGAACGTAATAGACTTATCCTAGGCATGAGTTTTGCATTCCGTGACGTTTGGGAAAGCCTATATCAAAATATTAACTTGTTATTCATTGATGAACTTATTGATAGCGGTATGGATACTGCTGGAGTCGAAGGCGCACTTGCTGTACTTAAAAAGATGGGTAGAGAGCGTCATAAAAATGTTTTCCTTATCTCACACAAGGACGAATTAATTGGAAGAGTTAATCACTTAATGAAAGTTGTAAAGGAAAACGGCTTTACATCGTATGAAAACGATATTGAGATTGTAGATTAATGGACGACGATATACACGATCAGTTAACTAAGGCATATCTTGAATATTTCAAACAAAATGAAAAATTTGAAGATCGATTGTCTTATAGAACACACAGAGCAAGTCGAAAATGTTTAAGAGAAATACGTAGATTAAGTAAATTGCGTATGGAAGAAATAAATGATAAATTTAAAACCAAGATAGAGGCAGAATAATACAGGCAACGGTAAGTACTTGATGCAATGGACTTATCAAGGTGAAACAATAGACGAACTGCCAGAAGGTTGTGAGGCTTTTGTATACTTGATAACAAACAAAGTCAATGGCATGATGTACGTAGGCAAAAAACTAGCAAAATTCAAAGTAACAAAGAAACCACTTAAAGGCAAAAAAAATAAAAGGCGTAGCACTAAAGAAAGTGATTGGAGAGACTATTATGGCTCCAGTGATAGACTTAATGCAGACGTTTTAGAGTTAGGCGAAGATAATTTTATAAGAGAAATTATTCACATTTGTCCTAGCAGAGGCATAGCAAGTTACTTAGAGGCGCGAG